CAGAATTCGTACCGAGGGATACGCCGTCAATACACCACCCACTAATGTCAGCAGTGGTACCAGTGCCAAGATTCGTGACAGCGCAGCGACAAAAACTGATCGTTCCATTGGCTGTAAGATTCGTAAAGTCTGCACCAGCGCGTGAACTGCCGCCGATGTCTGTGCCGTCAATCGTGCCTGCATTGATGTCGGCAGTTGTTGCTACAAGGCTGCTTGCTGTTACAGCGCCAGCGGATGATCCACCGATGGTCACACCATCGATTGTGCCACCGTTGATGTCTGCTGTATCTGCAACCAGACTATCAATATTAGCAGTGCCATCTAGATGAAGGTCTTTGAATTGCTTAGTGGTAGAACCCAGATCGATGTCATCGTCTGTAGTAGGTTCGATAACACCGTCTTTGATGATTACCTGTTCAACTGGATTGCTGCTTACCTCAACGTAGAATTCAATCTCGTTGTTGGTTGTGTCTATAACAACCTTATTGTTAGGTGCAGTTTCTCCTGCATCACCTATCAAACCGATAACCGGACCTTCAGCGGTAGATCCATCATGCTTGTGTCCAGTAGAATTGCTGAAAGCATCTACGACTTGGTTCAACTCAGAATTGATTGGCGCTGCCCTGACGGTTGCGCCAGCCGTAATATCTGCTGAACTTTGTCTGGTGTAACCTGCCATTACCTCTTATCTCCTACACCGAAAGTAATCACGAACCCTTGAATAGCGTGTGCAGCCTGATCTTCAGTCGTCACAAATCTAAGGGATACAGATCGACCTGAACCTGAAACGTACTTTCGGATAACTGGTGAGGGCGTTCCGTCATATTCAGCCGTACTGTCGAACAAACTTTCGTTGAAAGTTGCGGCTGTACCCGGATCAACAATATTAAAGTTGGCGGGGTTGAACGTGTTTGTGTCTTCGTAGTCGTAGAGCAGGGAGAACGTAATGTCTGTGGCTGCTACCGTATCCAGAAAAACCGCGACTACGTGAAGGTTCTTCCGCAACTCTGTATCCCCAAAATCGATAAATGGGGTCTGAAACACCGACACGATATTCGTGCCATCTTGGGTGTTTCCTAAATCATGATCGTATACTTTTCCGTTTTCATCGCCGTGTACAATCGTCTCGACTTTACCGATGTACCCGCTGTCTGCCGCTGTAACAGGAACTCCCAACAGCGTTGAGAACTCCATACTAATACCGCCTTGCGGCTGCTCTCTCAGACCACCGATAATTCCTGATTCAGAATCTTCATCAATACAGTAACGAAACTGGGACTTGCCTCTAATCACTACTGAAGTGAAGTTTTCTAGATCAAAGTTTTCGATGTTGCCTTTGACTAGGTTCTGAATACGCTTAGAGATTGTTTCAAGCTGAACGTCACCAATCTTGTCTGTACCTGCAATGGGGCGAATACCGTCTGGTCCAAGAAAGAGAAGATCGCCTGCAATCTCGATAACACTATCGCCAGCTACACAACCAATGTCTTCGGTTACAGGCTGAACAACAAAGTTACTGGTCGTAGACCCAGTCAGTTTCTTGATATTTGTCCTACCAAAAATGTAGAGAGCGTCACGAAATGGCTTAATCGCATTGATTTCAAAGCCTACGTTAATAGCGCCGCCACCGTTGGCTGTCGTAAAATCTGTATCATCGTTAGATGCAGAGTAGTAAAGCAGCGACTCCTCGCCACTATTGCCTGCTAAGAACAATCTATTTTTAAATGCGGCGGCAAACTTGGGCTTGGCGGGGGCAGGGGATGTACTGATCTCTGCGTAACTAGCCGTGCCGCCACTATTAATATGATACTTAAATGCGAAGTCTTCGCCGTCGCATCCTACAACGGTAGGCCCAGTCCAGCGGTATTTGGTAAAGCGAACCTTCTTAACAGCCGATGTAATTGGTCTAGCGACTGTATTGATCGTGTCCCACGATGAACCGTTCCATTTATATAGAAAGTTGCCTCCGCTAGAAGGTCGTCTAGCACCAACAATTCCTATCCCGTCCATTACAACTAGGCCAAGAACATTACCTGTGCCTGTAAGCGTACCGTAATTATGGGTAAAACCATTGATACGCTGATAACCACCAACAAGCGCTGGCTCGTAATTGATTAGGCGAACTGCACTTCCTGGTGCTTGCTCTGCTTGTGCAAGCACATCACGGTTAGTGTCTAGACCGCCTCTGCAAGATACTTTGAATGTCTGAAGCTGATCTGGCATTACACATTGACGATGTAGCTAGTGTTCTTGTTCACAACAGTCGAAGTGACCTGTGATACGGGCTGCTGAAGAAGTCGGCGCATCATATTGATGCCATCTTCAAACTTCTTCTCGTGCATGGCTGCGGCTTGTTCGTTGGAACGGAAGCGCATCAAGAACACCATCGCACCCTCGATGATGATATGCTTGAACCTGTCGGGAATAACGGGTGTGTCAGTTGCATTGCTGAGATCAGCGGGGAATGACCAGTATTTATATTCGACGGTGTACGCCTTATCGGGCGTGGGCGTCAGACCGAACTTATTCTGCTGCGTCTTATAAACGTGAGTCGGTTCTGCATACTCGCCAGACTGCCTCTGATCATCAGCAGCGCGGTAATATCTTTGATACTGATCGTGATCCATCTGACCCAACGCACCACCACTGGTATTAAGTGACGTGCTGGGCTGCGTATAAAAGCTTTCATAATCGATCACTGAAAGATCAGCCGGGAAGTTATACTCCCGTGTGCCTGCAACAAGAACTTGTTCATAAACAGTGACAGTAAAAGGCCACTGCTGCGCAGACTGAAGAATATGTCTAATTGAATTATTTACAGCGTCTTTCGCAAGACCTTGAATATTGCGTGTGGTGCTGAAGTCAGATTCAGCAATAGGCACTTCGTTAATACGACGAAGCACCTCGTTAGTCATGTCAAGAAATGTAGCCATCACGCACCTACAGAAATGGGAGAGGCAGCGTGAACTGCCCCTCCCGTAGAACGATTACTCGCCCACGTTGTAGTTACGCGTAACGAGAGGTTCTGGACGCAGGATCTTGGCACCGTACATGTGGTCGGCCGCGAACGATGTCTGAGAACGAGTCTGGGTCACGGTATGTTTCGGTCTTGTTGTTCTTCTGGGCAGTTGCCACAGAAGCGTCATGACCAGCAACAACCACACCAAAGTTCGTCTCCGAACCAGTTGCCAGAACCGTACCCGGACCTGAACCAACTGTTGGCAGGTTATTTGAAACGTACATGCGGAAGCCGCGGAGCGTACCGGCCATACGACCATTACGCATTGCGTCACCAGCATCTTGACCACCAGCGAAATCGTTGTTGATCAGCTTAGAACCAGAGTCCATCAGCTTCTCGACAAAGATTGGGTCAACCACCATCCAGCGACCTTCAGCAGGGACATCGCCCTGATCCATGACGCGCTTCATGCGGTTGAGTGCTTCGAGGGGATCTGTTTTACCAGCAGAACCACCACCAGTTACGAGCGGAACAGCAGTTACTTCACCAGCAACGCCAAGGTCTGAACCACCGAAGTCGGTGATGTCCAGCTTGTTAGCTGCAAGAAGTTCGTCTGAACCGGCATTCGAGTCGGCTTTAGTGCCTTTAACAGTGGTGTTACGAGTACCCACGGCAGAGTAACCACAGAGGTACTGGAGTACATCTGCGTCGTAGCTGTCGCGGATTTTGTAAGCGGCACGATCAGTTGCCAACTCCATGAAGTTTACATGGGTGATGGCATCTTCCAGATCATCAAGCTTGAACGAAAAGTAGTTCGCCATGTCGATGATCATCGTGAAGTCGGCATCAGTCAGAGCTTGCTGAGAGATGTCCGTACCACGAGTGTACGCGTTTACAGTGATGTCCGGCTCTTTGATGATCCGAACTGAGTCGCCGATGTTGGCGATTTCGCCGAAGTAATCATTGTTAGTGATGTCTTCGACAATTGAGGTCTTACGGAACGCTACCTGCGCTTTCTTGCTGAAAATGATCGGCGAGAAATTGCCGTTGGTAAACTGTCCAGAAAGACCGGAGGTGGTTGCGGAAATTTTTGTACCTGCAGCCATTAGATTTCTCCAATCCAAAGAAAAGTTACACGAAAGGGCAGAGCCAGAATTGACACTGTCCTGCAAGAAATCCCCAGTGCGTTCAGAGGTCTTAGCTTTGTCAGGTTACCTTTGGCCAAGGGGCTGACTGCATAGAGTGTTCTGAATGAAGTGTGGTTTCTTAAAACGATTTCCGGAAATGCGTAGCCACAAAGAGTGGGGGCAAACGGGGCAGACAAACTGCCCCATTAGTATCCATAGTTATATACTACGAATGGGTTTTTGTCAATAGTTATAAATCACTATTAACCTGAGACGTCGTAGATGAATCTGCCTTCTTCCATTGCTTGACTGCTTTCATCTGCCATCTTTTCGTATTGTTTGTCTGACATGGCAGCGACTTCTGATTCTAAGATCGTACCTTTGTCTTTGGGCATTTGTACGTTTGAT